CTCTAATAAAGAGTATGAATACATTACGCTTGCCGATGCAACAGACATACAATTTACATCAGCAATGGTTAAGAATGAGGGTTACACGTGGCTGGTGAATAATACATGTTTGGGAAATCAGATCATGCTAATTCACATTGTCGGGCCCAGCGCGATCAAAATCACAAATTCCCCTGTGAACACTGTCACCGCGCTAGAACCAAGGATTTTGGCTAAAATCGCAGCTTTCCCTCATCTACAGGAAATTTACAGAGCGTCAAAAGACAAAATGCAATCTAATAAGCAGTTGCCAGCATCCGCTGAACAAACTATTAGAGAAGCTACAAAAGAAGATTACGAAGATGTGAACGGCGTGTATCCTGTACTTGCAGGATCAGGCTTGGAAGATTTCTAGTTAGTAAAGCAGCTTAACCAATCTCCCACACCCCCGCCTCTATGGATGCGGGGTTTCTTATTTCCCAGAAAATATGTTGACAATCATCTATACAATAAGGTACAATTTAGATAAAGCGGAAAGAAACCGCTAGACCAAATTCTAAAAAACAAATAATAAGTGAGAAACAAAACCATGCAATCAACATCCAACCTAAACAAACCCGCCTCTAATACCAGAATTATCGATCTGACCCCTGACAAAAAGATAAAAGTTAAGTTTGATTATGACAATGATATCTACAAAACCATCAAAGGTGTTCACGGGGGTTACTTTGTCGCTGAGAATTCGCGTAACAAATACTGGCTATTTGGGTCTCAGTGTGTGGAAAAATTAATAGATGTACTGATTCCTTTTGGGTTTGAAATTACAGACGCGCTGGATCAGTATTTGGAAACCATTAGAGAAGAGAAGCGGTTAGCCAAGGAGAAAATAGAAAATCGAGTAGACTGGTGTTTCGAGCATCTAGAATCTGAGTCCGAGGAATGGAACTTCACCCCCTATCTTCACCAATGGGAAACAATCAATTTCATCCTGAATCAGCCTAATTTATCTGCCATTATCAGCGATGATCCGGGATTGGGGAAAACATTATCTGCTTTGATATCTGCAAAAGCAATCCGAGACTTTTACAGATTTGAGTATGGAGAATTTTTGTCCATCATTGTCGTCTGTCCGGTTTCATTGAAACTCAATTGGTTGATAGAAGCGGAGAAAGTAAAGCTAAAACTAGAGATTTTTTCCCATGCCAAAACACCAAAAGCACCGATCAATAAAAAATACATACTGATCGCAGATGAGGCACATGTATATAAAAATCCCGCCTCAGCACGATCCAAAAAATTTCTAGAATTGGCTGCTGACCATAATTGCGTAAGTGTTTTGGCGATGACAGCGACACCAATGCTGAACGGTAGACATGCGGAATTGTACCCATTACTCAAGGCTATCAAGCACCCTGTGGCGGATTCTAAAAAGTATTACGATATACGATATTGCGACGCAAAACCCACCGCTTTTACAGCTTGGGATGTTACAGGATCAATCAATTCTGAGGAATTATCGGAACGAATATCGGACAAGCTTATAAAGCACCGAAAAGAGGAATGTATCGATCTCCCAGAGAAAACAATTATTGATATTTTCTGTGAGCCGAATAAAGTGGCCGAAGATGAATACAATGAGAACATTGAGCAGCTTAAGCAAAGCTATTTGGAAAGAGCAAGCAAAGGTGAGGTTAGTTTACAGGCTGAGGCACTGGTCACGCTAGGTCACTTGCGCAGATCAGCCAGTATTTACAAGTCTTATCAAACTATAAATACTGTTCAATCAATGATTGATGCGGGGTTACCTGTCGTAGTCTTTGCAGAATTTAGGGAATCAGCAGATCGGATTGCTGCACACTTCAATGTAAAATCGCTCAATGGAGATACTAAATTAGAAGATCGGCAGCAAATGGTGGATGATTTTCAATCAGGTAAAAATTTAGTTTTTGTTGGATCGATCGCTGCCGGTGGTGTGGGCATCACTTTAACACGAGCCAATTACTTGGTAATGAACGATTTTCCTTGGAATCCTGGACTATACACGCAAGCAACCGATCGTATTCACAGGATAGGACAAAATAAAAATTGTACAATCTACAATATTTTTGGAAAAGATATTGATTACGTGATGGCCACCATCAATAATCAGAAATCAACCAATATTGACAGAGTCATTAACGAAAAAATCGGAGTTATCCCTGACAAGCTTGATAGCAAATTCTATCAACGACTAGTAGAAAAGTTACTGGATATCTGAATTTACAGCCCCCGCCTCTATCAAAAAGATGCGGGGGTGGGGATTCCGACCCAGGAATTTGGATGAACTTACAGCCCCCGCCTCGGGGGTTTTTTTTCAGTCGGTAAAGCAGCTTTACTATATTATGTTGACAACTATCTATACAATCGTCTATGATATAAACAGCATAACTGCTAAACCCATCTTTCTGATCAGATCCTAACCCCCATATGCTTACAAAACAATTGCAACAATTCAGAAGACTTGCAAAAGTTACTGACAAAAGTGTAACCATCAACGAGGACGATATAAATATTTATGAGTATGATGAAACATTCATACCTGAATGGAAACCTACAATTACATTAAAGCCATTAGAGCAAGTATCTAAAATTTACTTGGATATCGAAACAACCGGATTAGATCCAGACTCAGACGAGGTTGTTTTGATAGGACTGATGAATGAGAAAGGTAGGATTCACATCATAGATTGCAAATCCAATGGTGAATTGAGCGGACTCTTGACATTTTTAGAGATACTAGGAAAGAAAAAACCAGAAATATTGCTAACATTCAATGGCTTCAAATTTGACTTACCTTTTTTGATTAAAAGGATGCGATTACTAGGTATACCTAGTAATCAAATACCTTTTTATATCAATCACGAAAAGACAAAGACATTTAGAATCGCACAGCAATTTTCTGTACCAGTAGAATATAATGATATTTGGTTAAATAGAGGCGAAATAGCAATAATAGATCTATTTCATCAGACTCTAGCATGGGATTATGTCAATCATAAGTTAACTAGATACGGTTTGAAACATATACCCAACCAATTGAATTTGCCGGGATACGAGAATGATAAACCCATAGAATTATCATATCCTCAGATGCAGCAAGCGATCGCTAATTGGGATGTGAGATCGCCTACAAAGGGAGTGACTGGCAAAGAATTGCTAATAGAGTATCTAGAATCAGATTTAAAAGCCACAAAAGCAATAGGTGATTTTTTATTGCCTGATATCTACTATCAAAAATTAATTTTGCCTGATTGGAATTTACAATCATTAGCTAGTAGCGGAAATGGCTCAAAATGGAATGATATTCTAAAACAACACTACAACAGAAAGGGATCACCCCCGCCTCAAACATCACCTAAGTTAACATTTGTAGGCGGGCTGACAGGTTCCAAACCTGGATTATTTAGAAATATTGCTAAGATCGATGTAGCCAGCCTTTATCCCTCTATTATGCTGCTATATGGGATTTGCTCTGATAAGGACCCAGACAGACATTGTCTTTCCGTTTTACGATTTCTTAGAAATGAGAGATTAAGATTGAAAGCTATAGCTGAGGAGAAGAAAGGAACACCCGAAGGAATGCAGGCCAAACAGACTCAGGGTGCATTAAAGGTACTTATCAATAGCGGTTATGGATTCTTGTCAACTGGATTTATTGAATACAATGATTTTATTGCGGGGGCCGGAGTGACGGCACATGGTAGGGCGATTTTAAAGCGTATGATGTCGGCATTGGAAGAATGCGGTATGATAAATATTTCCATCGATACTGATGGGATTTATTTCGCATCCGATGATCCTACTTTTGCTAAAAATAAAGCCGCTTGGCAATATTGCCAATCTAAAATGCCAAAATCAATAATCCTAGAATATGAATTAGAAGCACTTGCCATGTATTGCCCACCCAATGAGAATGATTCAGAAAAGGGATTGCGCAAAAATTACGTTTATGCCTATTTTGATAAAAAGTCGAATGAGGTAAAAATTAAAGCAAAAGGCAAATTCATTAAGCGTGATAAATGTCATTTAGAGCGATCATTTATCCCTGAGTTAATTAAACACTATTTAGAGGGAAAACATGAAGCATACTACAAGGAAATACTATCTCAACTTTTAATGGGAATTTACCCAGTAGAAAAATTAGCCGTAAATCGCAAAATCAAGGCTAATGAGTCTAGAATTGTGGAATTGGGATTAGGCAAACCGGGGGATGTAGTAACCATCTACAAAGAGCGTGATAAAGTTTTGTATGGCAAGCGTGGTCAAGTGTTGAAAAAAAAAGAAATAATGTGGACTGATGACCCTAGTCGTATCGATTGGAGCTATTATGTGAAAGTGGTACAGTCCATGTGGGATCAATTTGAGAAATGCCCTAAATATTAGTTAGTAAAGCAGCTTTACCAAAACCCCCGCCTCTAAACAGAAGCGGGGGTTTTTGATAAATACGTAGGGCGTGTAAATGGTTGACAATTGGCGTGTAAACGGTTAACCTTATATTATCTGCTCCATTTCTTAACGTAAACATGAAAGCTAGGTATAAGTACAGATTCTATCCAACAGACCAACAACAACAGAGTTTAGCTCAGTTGTTTGGGTGTGTTCGGGTTGTCTGGAATGATGCCCTGGCTATTTGTAAGCGCTCTGAAAAGTTGCCCAGTAACAATGACTTGCAAAAGTTGGTGATTACACAAGCCAAAAAGACTGATGAGCGTTCATGGTTGTCTGGTGTTTCTTCAGTGCCATTACAGCAGTCTGTCGCTGATTTAGGAGTTGCCTATAAAAACTTTTTCGATTCACTTAAAGGTAAGCGCAAGGGCAAAAAGGTCGGTAGTCCTAAATTCAAAAAGAAGACGCAAAGGCAATCAGCACGATTTACAATTAATGGATTTTCAATCAAAGGAGAAGAAGTATATCTAGCCAAAATTGGTAATGTTAAGCCTATTTGGTCGAGAGAATTACCATCTGCGCCAAGTAGCGTAACTGTTATCAAAGATTGTGCTCACCGCTATTTTCTCAGCTTTGTTGTAGAAGTTCAACCCAATACTACCGTTGCCAAAAACCAAAGCATAGGTATTGATTTGGGAATCAAAACTTTTGCAGTTATGAGCAATGGGGAGAAAGCAATAAGCCCTAATTACTCAAAGAAAGACCGCAAAATTCGCAAACTACAACGTAAGCTAGCAAGGCAACAGAAAGGTTCTAAACGTCGTGAAGTCACCAGATTAAAGATTGCTAAGCAACATAACAAAATCGCAGATACCCGAAAAGATTTCCTGCACAAGTTGTCAACCAGAATAATTAACGATAACCAAGTAATTGTTTTGGAAGACTTGAATGTATCAGGAATGTTAAAAAACCGCAGGCTATCTAGGTTGATTAGTTTGCAGGGATGGCGAGAATTCCGGGTATTGTGTGAAGCTAAATCAGAAAAATTTAACCGGGATTTCAGAGTAATTAGTAGATGGGAACCTACTAGCCAAACTTGTTCTTGCTGTGGGTATCGTTGGGGCAAGATTGATTTGTCTGTTCGCTCAATACGTTGCTTAAGTTGCGGTAATAAACACGATAGGGATGAGAATGCGTCCCTAAATATAGAAATGGTCGGCATGGGGCATCGGCACGACCTTAAACGGACGGGGAGCGACAGTAAGACTACTTCGGTAGCAAGTTGCTGTGAGCCGTCAAGAATCACCGACGTTCAACGTCGGTGAGTATGTCAACAGAAAAACCCCCGCCTCTGTTTGGAAGCGGGGGTTGTAACGTGGCTAGGTTGTACTGCAAAGTCGCTACCAAAATATCAAGGGAACGTAATTACATTCCCATGATATCCTCTGTGTAAACCGTAGATGCACCCAAATCTCCACAGCTGGAGGGCAATACGCTGCTGGCATCCTGATATTTGCCATTGTAGGGCGTTTCAGGTGTGGTGGTATTCATGATAATTAATTGGCCAATTCTTAAACCTGGATATATAGGCACACTACGCATGATTGAATTATTTTTTAGCTCCAGCGTAATTATTCCTCTATATCCATTATCAATCCAGCCTGCCAAAGCATGATTCAATCCTTCTCTAGCACGGCTGGATTTAAGCTTTAATTCTGCTGCATAGAAGATGGGCAAGTTGATACGCTCCAGAGTACCAACTAAAATACAATCATTTGGTAATATATAGTACGGATCATTTTTCGTATGATATTTGAAATTGGGATAATCCGTAAATCCATGTTTAGTATCTACCATCGCGGATATGCCGATCCTTACGTCAATGCTACTAGGGTTTAGTAGTTCTTCATCAAAAGGATCTATTAATCCATTTTTACAGGCGTTTCTAATTTGCCAATCTACTAAAATCATGATTTACCCCATCTTTCTGATAAAAATTTACCACAATTCAGTGGGTTCCGCAAATCTTTCGTCAATTTCAGTACGTAGATACACCAATAAATCCATTAATTCTTGATAGCTATCTATCAGATTGTTTCTACCGTTGTTAGGTTGCAGAGCTGTGCCGTACTTAATCATCCCAAAATTTTTTCGATCGGACAGATCTCTGATCACCGCATCAATTGAATGAGGATGATTGTTTCTTAGAGGCGGGGGTTGAGGTTCTACAAGAGGGTTGATCATTAATAATAAAGCAGCTTAACCGTTATACTGCTGGCGGATCGATGACTGATTTAACACCGGCAAATAGATTATTACCACCAATTGATAGAAGGTAGTTTCTGGGATCGTAAACCATGGCAAAACTAGTACCTAATTTAATCTCTAGATAGTAGCACATCATTGATATTTCAGCTTCTAATCCATCCTCTGATAGATCGCCGAAAGGAAGACTTGAAATAAACCCCTTACAAATGAATTGATAAGCTTTATTAGTATTATCATCCTCCTCGATACAAGCGGTGGCAATTAGAGTTACAGTTCTGCTAGTTCCTGTTACTAGTGCTTTTAATAAATCATCGAAAACTCCTCTAATTGTAAAGCTAACTTCTATCTCATTAAAAAACTTCGGCCGGGGGACTATGCCCAATTCGCCGGCGCGTTTGGCGGTGTCAAATTCCTGCTCTAAAATTGGGCTGGAAAGATCAGTGATGATACCTTTTAAATTGGCTGATATATCATTGTCGGTACCGGATGTATCGTATTCTAATTTTGCATTCCAATGAGTGATCTCAAATAGTGAAATTGCCATAATAACCCCGCCTCAATCAACAAATAAACTACCTACTGGGGACTTCCCGCAAGGGATGTTAAACACTGTTCAGTGTCGCTACCTTCAAACTTTAAATAAAAAGGTACAAGAAAAGTCAGAAGCGATCGCCATTTACCAGATTCAGGTGTGAAATTTTCAAATGATTGTAAAACCATCGTTCCGCACCCTTTCAATTTTCTACGGTGTAGTTTGTAAATAATACCAAATACTACAGAATCCAAACTACGCTTTTGATCACTAGTTAGATAATTATTCTCATCATCATCATTATATCTAAGGGGTGAAGCGACAGAAATATTAACAGATAAATTGAGATAATTACCCTCAACAGAACCATTAACAATAGCAAAAGTTAGCTCTGATTGTTCAAAAATCCCATTAAGATTGGGTATATTTGGTAAATCTTTTACTTCAAAATCTTCTAATAGTATTTTGATTTGATCTGATACATCAGTGAAACTCATTTTTTTCTTTGACTTCTAAGTGATTTAACTCGCCTGATTTGTGCGATAATAAAATTATTCAACTTTTTGCGCCTATCATTTGGTATTCCTATCACCACCCTGGCTGGCATTTTACTAGTTCCGAAATGATGGAATTGATATTTAGGATCTTTGATACCAAATTCAAAATTAGTTTTAGTAGCTTTGTAGTAAAAGGCGTTAAACATGAAAAAAGTTTCGCGTAGTTTAAATGATGTTTTCTTCCTAGCTAATGTAGATGGCTTCAGAGGTTCCCAAGGTCTACCTTCCGGGTCAATTTCTTTTTGAAATTGTGTATTAGTTTCTTTTTTAATGTAATTACCAAAATCTCTGAATGCAGGCTCCAAATTACTAGTAGATTGTTTCAAATCTTTCATAAAAGACTTAAAACTTTTAGCATCTACTGATGCGGTTGGTTGTGTCATTATTACTATTATTGAATTCTGATACCGAGACATAAGAGAAGTGTATTGCATCTCCTAGGATATTTTGCAATCCTGCTATTCGTGATTGGATTTTAGGTTCCACAGTTAGGACGGCTTTCAATCCATTTATAGTACCATGCAATACCGTCCCTGGAACCAGCCAACTAGGAGATGCGGGTGGATCAACCAACCGACCAAAACAAAAACCCTTAGAATCATTCCGCAATAAATCGGCTAAATATCTTCCGCTCTGATCCTTCAATGTACAAGTGATCCTATTTTTGCCATCACTTGTTAGTAGTTCGGATTTGATGAAAATAGGATCACTATATACAGTATTCATTGTTAGTTGTCTTTTGGAAGCGGGGGTGTGGTTTTTCTCAGTCGGTAAAGCTGCTTTACTATACTAGATTTTGGGGGTTTTTTTACTCGTCGCCCCCGCATCAGAATCAGGAGTTTCGATGACAATTATTTCGCCAGATTCTATTGCTATTCGTAAATCTTCGTACTTACACTTAAGCCATTCAAGCTGATCGGGTGTTATACTAACAGAAGATTCATTGCTATTTAATTCTATGGATCCTTTAGGAGTACCATAGACTAATTTAGGGGATGCTTGAGCCGATCGCGGTCTGTAAATTAAATTAGGCATGTTTGATCTACGATAGAGCATTGTTAAAATCGTAATACCACATAAATTCCTCTTCAAAATTGAGGATACCACTGGTAGAGCTAATGGTTACCTGCTCATACTCAAGCGACCCACGCCGGAAAGGCTCAATTGGCCGTCGTGCAAAAAAGTGCCTTTCAGGGTTGTAAGTAGTTGCTTTGAATACTATACGATCATTAGAATTTGAGTAATACGCGTTACCCGCCTCGTTCCACACATATTTATTTAATTCCGATCCTTGCAATTCATTGTGTATGCTGATCGAATTAATCCCCAGCCCCAATTCACTAGAACGCAACATCTGCTGTACCGTCATTCCTATGGATTCACCAGCAGAAGTTTTATAAATCTCTACCAAACGTCTACCCAGTCTGGGAGGTACTTTCATCTGTACCTGTGCAGGGGTAGATAGTTTTGCACGATTCACGAATTGCCAGATGATGTCAGTTAAGTCTTCGTACAATGTAGCCGTGCTTATATTATACGCACCAGATGATTTGGCATATGGTGCAAAAGTAGCATCAGCAGTTGCTATTCCTCTTTGAGAAAAAATACCGTAAATTCCCTTTTTAGGATATCCATACAAAACCGTGTGGTGTTCCCTACGGTTCATATAATCGGCTACAGCATCTTGTTTGGCGGCGATGATGTTGATCGACGGCAGCATAGTACGTGTCTCAGCTGCGACCCGCATTTTTTCAATATCCATTAAATTCCATCTAGCGCCCTGGATAAAGATCGCGCAAGGGAATGATTTTTTTCCTAGCGAAATATCTACAGTGGGTGCATCATCACTAAATCCATCATATAAAGCTGCCATCTGCCCCGCATCAGACTTATAGTAGGCTTCTAAAAAGTCTAATCCTAAAGGCAAATCCCCGAAAGCCACGTGAAAATTAAGACTACTATCTAATCCCCATAATTGGGCGTAATTAATCTCATAGAGGCGGGGTAAAGTTTTGGTCAGTTGCTCTTTCAAAAACCATCCGATCTTATTTACATTTGCGGGAAAAACCATGTTGCTTCTCTGATTGATTTGTGGATTTAGAGGATTGAATTAGATAATATCTGGTAACGATACTCTAACCAAACCTGCTGCTGAGGTTTGGTCAAGGAATTTAGCACCAGGAATAGCTTCTTTACCAGTGCCAGAAGTTTTACTTAGCGCACCTATACGAGTCAAGCTCGCATCAGATGTATGGCGTAGGAATACAGGATCACCCACATCAACCGCTACCTCCGCGTACATAACAATATCACCCTCTTGCACTAGGGTAACGATATCGTTATCAGCATAATTAAAGCAATTTAATACAGAATCCCAAGACAAAAAACGTTGAAAATTAAGTGCGGTTACACCTAAAATTTTTGTTCCTGCTGTTGTGGGTTTCGATACTTTCAAAATTCCCAAAGAGTCTACGGATCCCGTAACAAATACCCCCGCCTCTAATGTTCCATTTGCTAGAGGTTCAAAAGTACTAAATCGGTATTGTCTACCTATTAATGATATAATTTGCCCTTGCCATTTCTCAGGTACAATAGGCGGGGTATTTACGTTGTAGGATAAATTAATTCCGGTTGCCATTTTCTTAATACCTAAAATTTAATCGGTTAAGCTGCTTTACTAAAGCTTTCCTTCCATCTTTGCAATGTATTTGCTTCTGATCACTTCTAAATCAGAATCAAAATTCATTGATCCGTGTGGGCTGTTTTGATTTTTTCTGCTGTATTCAGATCCATCATCATTTTTAGTTGTTTCGGGATGGGAATTGCTAATAAAATTGAGCCAAAAACCCTGTAAAATAGCATCATTATTGAGTGCTTTAATGGTTTTTTCTGGATAGTAAATGCTCAGAATTTGACGCTTGATAGCATTAGAATCAGCATTATAATCAATGGCTATGCTATTTTTTTCTAGTACTTCTCTCCAATCAGTTAATAATTCTACTCTTTCTTGAATTTCCATTGCATCAATGTTATTTACTGGCTTTTCTTTTTTATTTTCTATATCATCAGAATCGGCTTGAGGCGGGGTATCATCTAGGATAATAATTTTACTATTTTCGCCTGCTCTAGGTGAAAACTCTTTGGTGAGCAATGCAATATGGTTATATTTCCGGTTTGTTTGCTCAAGAATACCGTCGTCATTTGGTTTTTTCTCAGCCAAATATGATGCGCTAACGTGTGTGATTTCCTCTTTCATGATGGCTTGAACTGTAGCATCATCATGAACAATACCCGCCAAAACTAAAGCACCATTTTCATCTTCTGAATACTCTTGTAATAGAGTACCTTTGCTATATTCTCGGTAATTTTTGGAGTTGATAGGCCTTGGTGGGTGATTCAATGAAATTGGTTTACCCACAGCAGTTGACAGGGAATCCTCATTAAAAAGCGCATCTTTGTTAATAACTTCCTTACGCCCGCCATCGTATACCAATTCTTGACCGGGGATACCCCCAATCATCCAGAATTTTAAATATCCCTCGGGTGTTATCTCATAATTTTTAATTTGATAAGAATCAGAATTAAGTTGTAACTTAGCCATAAGTTTTATTTATCAGAATTATAAGGTATTGTATTATTTGTGACAACAAAATGCAATACAATACCTAAAAATGTGTAGTAAAGCTGCTTAACTGATATCTATCGTCTTTTTCGGGTAAAACTTAGAATAAAGACCAAACATCAAAGCTTTGATAAATCTACTAAAATCTAAATTATTAGTCCAATTACCTTGTAAAGCGTCCACGGTGGTCGCACTGCCACGAACAACATAATTGAAGCGGGGATCTATAATCGGATCTGCTGGAGGGGTTGTCCCGGTTGTGGCAAAAGCATACAAATGTTGGATCCCGCCTCTAATACCATTACCCCAATTGATGTAATTGAAGGGTATATTTGCATTATCTACAGTGCCAACAAATAAAGGATTAAATGTATCTAATAAATCTTTATTAGTAAAATTTATGGTTTCGTATAATGCTATACAAAATGCTATATCGGCTCTAATTTTATTACCAGATTTATTGCCCTCTGTAATAAAAGTATTACCTAAATTTTGATTATAATTAGGGTTTAATGCTTTTGCATATTGATCTAGTTGCGTTCCTGTTAATAAACTAAGTGTGCCTTTAATATTAGTTGATATTGTTAGTGTATCTGTTGGATCTGGGAGCCGGGTATTGCCCAGATAAGCTACCGTGAATGTTGCAAAATCCGCGGAAACTTTTGATATTGGATAGCCTGTTAATTCACTTATCCATCCATTATTACCATCAACTCTATGTATACATTTAGTACACCGATAAAAACCGGCATGACTACCATAATCAGGATTTAATAAAAATACATTACCTGCTGTAAATTCTGGCAATCCAGATGAATTAATAGTGACTTCAAACCCTTCTAAATAATCTTGTAAAATTCTGGCTCGTAATCTACGTGTTGCCGATTCTATATTGTTATACGCATCATTAAAATCTATATTGTCAACTTTATTATTCAATTGTGTGTATGGTGTAGGTCGTGATAAAGCGATCGAGTATGCATCAGCATTATCACGATTAATATAAAAAATATTATATTCTTTGTAAAGGCGAGTATAACTCTGTTTGGCGTTAAATCCGAATATTTCGCCAAAATCCCAAACATAAAATCTGGTGACATCACTAACAGCAGTCCCGATGTCAAACATTCTTAGCGTCTTTCCTCTCAAATCTCCATAATAACCGTATGTATCGCAGATATATTTAAGCATATCTGCATAAGAATTAAATGAAATTCTGCATACATTAACATCTGGCGGATTGATATTATTAATATCTTTTATAGTTCCTAGATACACATTAGAGGCAAAGTTTTGAACAAGTGATAGGCCAAATGCAGAAGCAAAATTATTCACGGCCGTGCTTATTGTGGTGTTAGTATAAGTCAGCTGATTAAATCCATATGTAAATCCCAGACTAGGATCCGCTGCTAATGCAGAAACTCTGAATAGTTGATCCCCGCCTCCATTTTTAATATCATCGATGTAGTCTACATAAAATGTAGGAGATTGATATACAAATAATATCAAAGGTTCCCACCATAATTTTACGGTTATTGTGTCTTTATATTGCCAAGCGGTTGATCTGGTGTATTTACTATGGAAAATTAATTCCAATTTTGTTGGCGTAAAACTAGTATTAAAAACCTCTTCAATGGTAATAGAAACTAAATAAGGTGCAATGGTTTTACTAACATCAAAACCATTTATTTTAATCTCAAATCTTGGATAGTAAAGAGTAGCCATAATTTTTGATTAGCCAAAATTTATATTTTCCTTGAATGATAAAGTCATGTCTAATCGTAAAATATCACCATTATCATCTAACTCATTGGTGTTGATATCTAAACTTATTAAATAATAATTACCTAAGTTACTGGTAAATAATACTAATTGTTCTAGCGGTTTGATTGCGATTAATCCCGTCCAGTTACTGAAAACAGATCTGGCATTGTATGTAATTCTAGCCTGAACTTCTATTTCTGTAGCTGTTAGATTTCCCGGCTGTGTTATTTCGGTTAAATTAATAGTAGGTATACTATTAATTTGAAATTTTTTTGACCATCTAATATTTAAAACCTCTTCGGATGATAAAGACAAAACAGAACCATAAGCTAATGCAATGTAACCCATTAATACGTTCTCCTGTTAACTCGCTGATTGCCTTTATTGATAATATCTAGTAAATCTCTATCCCTCTGTTTAAGCTGCTTAACTAAATCATCATTGCCGCCACCATTAATAGTGTAGTTAATGTTGAAAGTATTATTAGAGGCGGGGGGTGCCGAGTTTCTACTAAAGATCGGTGCTGGTTGTAGTCCCCCAGCACCCACCCCGCCTCTATTAGCCAATTGATTATTAATGCCCTTGTTTAAGTCAAAGCTGTTAACACCATTCATAAAAGTTTCAGCCATACTACGCCCGCTAGCTGTTAGATCTGATAATGCCCCCTTCTTGGCATCAGATGAGGGCAAATACTGCCTCAGCCATTTAGTGAAATTATCCATAGCTGATTGAATATTGCCGTACATCGATTGCAATCCATCAATAAATCCTTGGATCAATCCTCTACCCCAATTAATAGCAGCTTCTCTGAATTTTCTATCTAGACTTATTACCCAATTACCAAACTCTACTATTTTATTAATACCATTACTGACAAAATCTGAAACTGATTTATACGCACTATTCCATAAACCTGTAAAAAATCCCTTTATAGGTTCCCAATTTTTGTATATCAGATAAGCTGCACCGGCGATCGCACCTATTATTGCAATTATCGGTAATAGCGGAGCTAATGCTGCCCATAGGCCCACACCTACAGCGGTAATACCACCAAGTAAAATAGGAATAGCCGTTATAAAACCACCAATAGCTGATACTAACATCAAGAATGGGGCAATAGCTGCTGAAATACCCAAAAATGCAGCTATAAAAGTACTCAATTGGGGATATTGATCAACCAATGCAGAGATGTATTTTACAAAGGGTATAATAGCAGTTTGTAGTAGAGTATTTAATCCAGGTAAAATAGCCGTACCGATGGTTATTCCTAATTCACCTAATGAATTATTAAAAGCGTTCATCTGTCCTTCAAAGGAATTTTTAGCAAATTTATCAAATTCACTATTAAGCTTATTAATGTTACCTGTGGTGTTTCCTGCTTCTTGTAAAGATTTAGCTAATAAATCCGTTTGTTGCACCAATAATTGTGCTGATCCTACATGTTCCTGCCCAAAAATTCTTCCTAAAATCTCACGCTGGGTAACAGTATCTAACTGTTTGACGCGATTTAGAAATTCTTGCATTGTACCGATCGCATCTTTATCAAATCTCTTTGATAAATCGGTAGCTGAGTATCCTATTTTTAATAATGCTCTTTGTGCTGGCCCGCTTAAGTTAGTAGCCGCACCTAAAACAGATAAATATTTATTCATAAATGTCGCAGCTGTCTCCGGCGCTTTACCAGAACTGATTAAAGTTGCGCCAAAAGCAGCAATTTGGGTACCAGCAATCTTGGCAGAACTAGCCGATCCTGATACCCTCTGAGTGAAATTTAATATCTCATTAGATGTTGCTGATGTGGAGTCATCTAATTTATTAACTGCTGCTAGATATTCCTCTATAGATTTTGTATTGAATTTATAAACTGAGGCTATTTTTGCAGCATTACTTGATATTTTTTCTATATTTTCTTTCTGATCAGTAGCTACTGCTACTTTTGCCATGGCCCCAGCAAAATCATCTACATCAGATTTAGCAACCCCTAATTTACCCGCCTCTGTAACGATATTAGCCAATTCAGTAGATGAGAATTGATATTGTAGATCGGCTGATAATTTTCTTACGGATTTCCTAAATCCTTCTACCTCATTAGCGGCCAGATCCAAACCTCTAACCGCACCCTGGATCGATTTATCAAAATCGGCTGCTAATTTGGTAGATACACCTAAAGCAGCACCCGCAGCAATAGAAAGCGGGGTGAAAGCACCCGCAAGGGTATCAACTCTATTTTTAAAGCTGTCTACTTTACTAGTGGCTTGATCAATCCCTTTAGAAAAATTATTTACTAATTGTAATACCACATTAATAACTTCAGTTGCCATCGCCCCGCCTCAATTTCAATGTTGTTTTTGTTGATAGTAAAGCAGCTTTACCAGAAGAGCCCTCGCCCCGCCTCACCTAGTAAAGCAGCTTTACCAGAAGAGCCACACCCCGCCTCAATCTCAATGTTGTTTTTGTTGTTGCTGCTTTATTTGCTTTTTAACAAATTTAATTGCTTCTTTATGCCAGTAGATCCAAGCTTCAGGCGATAATTGTTCCGGGATCTGGATCGAATAGCTCATCAATATGAAATTCGTCGCTAAATTCGGACAATTCGCCAAGAAAAAAATTAATTTTATTAAATAAATAAGCCGCTACTTGATAGGGCATATTTTCCAATTCGGAAATACTAATATCATAAAATTCTAATAGACAGTATTTCATGATTTTTAATGTGTTGCCATTAGCTATTTTCACAAAAGCTTGCAATTCAGCTACAAAATCTCTAGACAAACGTTTTGTTTTTATGTAATTTCCTTCTATTTCTATTCCTGTGTTGTCTTCAGAGGCGGGGGTGATGTTGTTAGTAAAAATACTACTAGTTAGTTTGATATAAATATCTGTTTTTAGGCGGCTAATTTCCTCTATTGTTATTGGCCGATCGTCGATCAAGACAAATTGCTCTATAGCCCATTCTTGGGCTAATTTGGTATTGATAATAGTTCTTTGTGTGAATTCAAAAAAGTCTTTTCCTGTTCGGGGTTTGATGTTAATTTTTGGCATAAATTCAATTCATCCGGATTACACATTTTTGTTGTATCTATTGTATTCGTCCCCGTATCAGGGTTACAATGGCTACATCAAAAATACTATAACATAATCTTATGGGTTTAACGCCGGAACAGCAAAGATTTTTATCTCGATATATTAATAATAAAGGGGATTTCTACAAAACCATAGAATCTATGGGTTTGGACGCTTCGCATATCATCTCATGGCAACAAACCTATAAAGAATTTGAAAATCAGTTTAGAGAAACAAAGCGTATAGTTCTGCAACATCTTAAAGATGAGAATTATATGATGTCATTACTTAGAATTAATGAAGCTCTACAGAATGGTATAACTCAGCACACAATTACACAGAAACACCGCATCATTGATGATGATGGTAATAGTGAATTTGAAACTACAAGAACCACCAAGCATCTAGGTGTTCCCGCTTGGGCAATACAAGAATCATTAAAAGAGTCGAGCATTGTCAAAGCCGTTAACACATTAGCCTCAGAGGGTGTAATACCTAGCGCGATCGCTAGAAAAATATTAAATTCTGCTAATAAAATCAGCAATGAGATTATTGAATCATTTGATATTTCCCCCGATGCTGAATTTATTAATGATAAGAAAGCGATCGCACTAATCAAGGCTGCTATTTTAGGAGAGGGCGATGCTTAAAGGTTTGATAATAAATATGGGTGATTTAGTTAAAAAAAATTTAAATAGAAGACAAGAGACAAATATAGATCTTATTGATGAGACTTTTTGGCAAGGAACACCCATTTTTTGCCCATATCAAAATATACTAGTTACTGATGAATCATTAGTCTCAATTGTTGAGAAAGGGCGACAAATTGGGGCATCTTTTTCTTATGCTTTTAGGGCATCTTTTAGAGCAATTTGTAATCAAAGAGATAGTATTATAACCAGTTATAACAAAGCAGCCGTTAAGCAATTTATCAAAGATGCGGCATATTGGGCCAGAACATTTAATACTATATTTGAAATTATTTCTTATCAGGAAGTAGTCAATGAGAGAGACTTAAACATATTTGAAATTAGATTTTTAAACGGAAGAACTATTACGGGTTTAGCCGGGGATGCAGTTAACCTCAGGTCATATTCTGGTAGGGATATCTATATTGATGAGGCGGCTTATCGTGCTGATTCATTGGATGATATTCTAGCTGCTGGTTTAGCGGCGATTATCCACGGTGGTACTATCAGGATACTTTCGACTCATGCGGGTATTGATAGCGACTTCAATCAGTTAATAGAAAGTGTAAAAGCGGGTAATCTGCCATACACACATCATAGAGTTAGTTTCAAGCAAGCTGTTAGAGAGGGATTATTTAAGCGGGTTTGTGCAAAGAAAAAGGATATATGGTCAATAGAAAAAGAAGAAGAATGGGTTGACGGTATCTACAAAATGTATGGAAATCGCGCTAGTGAAGAATTGGATGCGGAGCCAAGCGATTATAGCCAAGGGGGAAAAATATTTAAGGATTTCCAATTTATTGATACTAGCGATCTATCACCCTGGCAATACATTGAATTTAGATATCACGATCTAGCCGCATCCGATGACGACGATGATAAAAATGATAGTCTGTACTATTCTGCATCAGTCAAAATTAGATATATTCTGAGCACCAATAAAATGTCCATCATTGATTGGACAGCTGAAAAATTATCACCATTAGAAGGTGATGCACAAATTGAAAGATTAGCACTTGCTGATGGTTCTAGATCGGTGCAATTGATTGAATTAGAGCCTGGATCAACTGGTGAGAAATATGTAGCAATCATGCAAGATAGGCTAATCAAAAAAGGTATTTTTCAGGTATTTGGATATAGGCCTTCTATAGATAAAGTCAAACGCGCTATTCCAGCAGGGAATGCCATGTGTGCAGGTGATTTGATGATTGAGGCGGGGATGAGAGATCGTGATCAATTTTGCAAATTAATTACTAAATTTTCTAATAAAAGGCAACCGTTGGTAACGGATTTGGGAGACTGTATAAGTGGTATTTATGATTATGTGACAAATGAATATAATTGGCTACTTAGTAGTAATGGTTAAGCTGCTTTACTAGAGAAGAGATTCATCCAATGGTGATAATCGATCTAATTAATGATAATTCAATTGAGATAGGTGCTAATTATGAAGCATCTTTCAAATTATGTAATGCGCCTGATTTATCAGATGGGTATTCCGGATACTGTCAAATCCGAACCAATAACCAATCAAATCTAGTAATTCTATCGCCTAGAGTTAATATAGTGAGCAAAGATTTATTCACTATATCAATTGCTTTCAATGATTATCCAGTTGATATTATCGCAGGAAATTATCAATATGATGTCTTGTTTGCTAGCAGTACGACGGGTAATAGATTTTATGCTGTAGGAGGGAAAATTCAGATAATAAAGAGAATAACTACAATAACCTAACACTCTCCCAGGAATTTGGATGACAATTACTGAATCATTTAGTGCGAATCTGCTAGAAAACAAAAAATCTGCTGAATTATTATGCGAATGTAAATCAGCAGAATTAGTTAAAGTCTTTGTAATCAATAATAACAATGGGAATCAGGGCGATCAACTAATATGGGTTACACAAATTAACAACTCAATCATCATTTTCAACCATGGGTACGATTGCAGGAATGATATAAGCAGAATAATCCTATCCCTGCCTACACAAATCCCATTAGATGGGAGTGTATTAGCATTTAAAAATAGTGGTATTGCCGGTTTCAGAATTCAGCAATCTGATATGAACCATAGAATCAGGTTAGGCAACACGACAACTACTCTAGGTGTGGCGGGTGCAATCAACTCTTATGATTTAGGTGATTATCTCAAAATTGAATACATTATTGATGAATGGGTAGCAACTGAAATAATAGGTAATCTAGAGGTTTTATGACGTTTCAAAATAGCTGGAATAATACGTTAGTTGGTAATATTAAGACCGTTCTAGGTTCCGATGCTCAAGGGGATATTTATTACAGAAACTCATCGGGAAACTTAGATAGATTGGGTATAGGATTATCAGGTCAAGCCCTACTTAGCTCTGGAACAATCCCAACATGGGGGAATCCCACGCCGGGTGGCAATGCGGGTGGTGATTTAGCGGGTACCTACCCAAATCCAACGATCGCCCTAAATACTGTAACTTTTGCAAAAATGCAAAATATCAGTAGTGGATTTCTATTAGGTCGTAATACTGCTGGTACGGGTTCCATTGAGGCGGTGGATTCCTCAACAGTTAGAAGTATACTAGGTTTGGGTAGCGCTGCTTTATTAAACACGGGATCATCAGTAGGTGACATACCTGTATTACAAAGCGGGGGTGTGCTTGATCCTTCTATCATTCCTAATATCGCTATTACTAGCATTCAAGTAGTAGCTGATCAAGCAGCTAGGTTAGGATTAATCGATGTTCAAGTAGGTGACATAGCGAAACAAACTGATAATGGGATCAGTTACATTCTGTCAGCCACCCCCGCCTCAACGGATTCTAACTGGATATCGATCGGTGATACCAGTATTGATGCATCAGAAATTGTATCAGGTATAATTGCACCTTCTAGATTGGGTAGTGGTACTGCTAGTTCATCATCCTACTTACGTGGTGATGGTGTGTGGTCAAGTGTTTCGGGTGGCTCCTCTTTTACCTGGAATAATGTAACAGGCACTACACAAGCAATGTCGGCCGATAACGGGTATATTACAAATAATGCTGCTTTAGTAACTTTAACCTTACCAAGTACGGCAGCATTAGGAACAATTATAAAAGTTGCTGGCTTTGGGGCTGGTGGCTGGAGAATATCTCAAAATGCTTCACAGCAGATACATTATTTAGGGACATCGACAACAGCAGGTACAAGCGGAAGAATTGACGCGGAATTAACTAATACAAATTCTTCTAAAGCTTCTCTAGAATTATTATGTGTTGTTGAAAATACTACATGGGTTGTGATAAATGGTGTAGGTACTGTTGATATAGTCTAGTAAAGCTGCTTAATTGACCATGAGTACACAAAATCCATCTGGCGATAGCGATAAAATCATCCTAATTAATGATATTGGTATAAAAACTGAGATTATACCATCAGCAACAGAAAATCGTAGCCTATCTTTGCCTGATAAAGATGGCGTATTAGCTGTAACTTCAGATTATTTTACACCACAAACCATTGTATACACTACACCCGGATCGTATACGTACACCATACCTAATGATGCTAATTATATACGTATGATTGTTATAGGTGGTGGTGGAGGTGGTGGAAGCGGGAGGAGGGGCGCAGTCTCAACCAGCCGAACTGGTGGGGGTGGTGGTGGAGGTGGTGGAGTGACCGACATCACCTATAGAAATATTGATATCCCTGGTTTTAATCTTAGTATTACTGTCGGTGGAGGTGGTATAGGCGGGGCTGCGGTAAGTACTAATGATTCCAATGGAAATGGTGGCACTGCTGGTGGTAGTAGTCAAATCGTAGATACTTCCTCTAGTAGAATTCTAGCTTTTGCTAGTGGTGGTGGGGGTGGAGGTGGTGGTACCGGATCAACTGGCGGATCAGCGGGATCCCCAGGTAATATAGCAACTTATCCGGGATCTACTGGTGGACCTGGCGGTACTTCTGGCGGGACTGGTGGATCATATTCTAATATGAGTTGCGGCTCTGGTGGAGGCGGCGGGGCCGTGACTTCTTCCAACAACACAAATAGCGGGGGTGGAGGCGGTAAGGGTGGTTACGCTTATCAGGGAGGTTCCACAGTTGGGGGTGGTGGTGGAGGTACAGGGGCCGGGGGCGGCACTTTCGCCACCGTATATAATCCACCTATGCCTGGATCTGGTGGTGGTGGTGGTGGATCTAGCATATCTGCTAATAGTGGGAGTGGTGGAAATGGATCCTCACCTGGAGGAGGTGGTGGGGGTGGAGGTGCTGTCTTGAATGGATTTACAGCTAGTAAGGGTGGTAATGGTGGTACGGGTGCTGTATATATTTACGTTTGGTAATCATCAATTATGGCTTATCAAAATCCTAGAGGGGATAGAAAAGATAAAATAAAAATCCTTGGTAATTCTATCAGTACTGATATTAATACTGAAATTTTGCCAACGGCAACAGCTAATAGAACTATTACTACACCCAATAAAAACGGTGATCTCTTACTGAATGACGATATTTACACCCCCGCCTCTGAAACATTTCTATTGCCAGGTACATACAACTACACGATACCTGATGGCGCAAAATTAATTAGATTTATTTGCATAGGCGGTGGTGGAGGTGGTGGAAGTGGTAGGAAAGGTGCCACCTCTACAGTTCGTGGAGGGGGAGGCGGGGGCGCAGGAGGGAATATCACAGATCTAATATATAGAGTTGCAGATATTCCAACCAAAGATTTAATAGTAACAGTCGGTGAAGGTGGTGCAGGCGGGGCCGCGGTAAGTACTATCGATACCAATGGAAATAATGGCACCATCGGCGGATCAAGCACAATTATGGAATCCTCGACTAGTAGAATTTTAGCGATCGCCTCTGGTGGAAATGGTGGTAATTACGGCAACAACTCTAATGGTGGGGCCACAACTATTTTGAATACCTTAGGGTTGACTTATGCAGGTGGTAGCGGCGCTTCTGGCGGAGGATTTACAAACAATGCTGCTAATGGTGGCGCGACGGCCATGGGTACGGGTGGAGGTGGAGGTGGAGGTGGAATGTCCGCCGGTAACGTTTCACGTTTGCCGGGAAATGGGGGTAAGGGTGGGGTAAGTTATCAAGGTAGTAGTAGTAGTATAACTGGCGGTTTGGCCGGGACCAACGGTACCACTGGTACTAATGGTAGTTCATTCACTATAGTTTATGGGCCGCCTATACCAGGCTCTGGTGGTGGAGGTGGTGGGAATGGTAACGGCGGTAGCGGCGGTAGCGGCGGGGATGGTACTTCACCTGGGGGTGGTGGTGGTGGAGGCGGGTCATGCTCAAATGATGAAGGTGCTATCGCCAATAAGGGTGGTGATGGTGCTGGGGGTGCTGTGTATATCTATACTTGGTGATCAGAAAAATGGGTTTAATCGATTTTGATCAAGCTTCAGCTTTAGTTAAGCAGCTTTACCCGAATGCGGCTGATCCTATGCTCTCATACGAGTTGGAGAATACAAAAGGTCAATTTTATAGACCCTATCTAATTTCAGCTAAATTCATGCTAGCTGAGTATAGGCAGCTAATAAAAGCCGATGAAGTAAGTTTTGCCTATGACATTATAAGGACTGCAAAAAATTTATTATCATTGCAAAAACTGATAGATAAAAATGATAATTCTATCCCTGAAGGTCAGTCAGTTGATGATATTTTAGGGGTAATAAATCATGTTGAATGTGAGAAATGTGTAAACGAAACTATAGGGATTAATATCTACTAGTGATGACTGATGTACAATTTGATGTGAATAATTACGATGCTTCAGGCTTAATGCAGATCATGTCCCTGATGGCAAATAAAGCGGGAAGAATTGCGGATGATGATGGGTCTAATAAAACATTAACCGATCTGCAAATAGATGAGTTGTACGAAAATTCTAAATTAATTCAAAAAATCATTAATAAGTATCCCGAAGAATTTAAAACATTAGGATATGAAATCAGAAATAGTTCTGGCGAATTAATAGAAAAAGATAACGATGTATTATTAGAATCTTTTAAAGATGCTTTAATTTCTAGTCGTTTGTATGGTCGTTCGTTCCTTAAATTAGAATTTGATGATTTTAATGATACAAAAATATTGAAGCGGGGTTCAAAACTGATAGGATATTCCCTACACTACGATCTCCACCAAGTAGGCGATTTTTTCAATATAGAATCGAAGCCCGTTCATTTTTCTCGTGTTATTGAATTTATAGGTGTCAAAACCTATAAAAAGCACATCAAGAAAAATGACCCCAATTACTGTAGATCTGTTCTTCAATCGCTTTATGTGAGTTTCAGTAACTTCATTGATAATAATTACAATGCTAAATATCTGCTAAATAATCTCTCATATTTAACTATAGGTATTGAAAATTTAGGAAATATGCAGATTAGTGACGAAGGTAAACGTATTGTATTTGATCGCTTAACTGCTTTAAATATTAATAGAAGCATAAGCCGAATTATGGCCTATGATAAATCAAAAGAAGCGATAGGCTTCATCAGTCAGACCTTAACAGGGGTTAATGATTTAGTTGAACAATCAAAATCAATATTAGCTAGTGAGTCTGATTATCCTGTATCAGAAATATTTGAAACTAATCAAAGTCAGGCTTTAGGTACTGGTATACAAAATCAGTTAGTGGCGCGTTATTTGTGGGCTAGGCGTGTTAGAAATTGGTCCATCAACAATGCGCTACCATATTTAAAAATATATTTCAATCGCACCAGAGATATGAGTGAATTGGAAATATGGATTCCATTTATAGTTGATCTTACAGATGAGGAAAAGGCCGATATTGAAAAGAAAGCGGCGGATAGATCAAAAGTTTTAATTGATGCGGGTATCATATCGCCGGAAGAGGCCAGGAGTGGGTACAAAGGAGATATATTCACGCTAAATATCAAGCTAAATGATGCTGAATATCTAGCAAAAGACGATAAAGACGGTAAAGCTGCTTTACTGAAGGATATAAATAATGAGAAAAAGCTGAATCAAGAACAAAACACCCCCGCCTCTAACACTGACGCGGGGGCTGAAGTGATACCCGACGATAAATTCTGGGATGATTTAGCCACTATCACATCACACGATCTAGATTCGTTCGCCGAAAAAGTAATAAACGAGGCAGAAAGCGAAAGCTAGGGAAAAGAAAAATAATATGTTATCATGGTTTCATTTCTTGGTCAGGAATTTTACCATGTTTTACAATCTGATTAGCGCATTGGAAGATTTCACCAATTCCGGAGATGAGTACGACTACGAGTTTCTGAAAAATTCACTATTGATGCTTAACGATGATCAATTGAAATTGGTATCGGAATTGATTGAAAGCATGTTGGATCAACAATTGATTGATCCCATATACAAAATGCGATTTATCCAAATACGTGATCTTGCAAATTCATGTTTAGTAGGGCAAAACTAAATATAGATGGTGTATTACCATCACAAATCTACTACGATCCCACTCTAAAACGATATCGATACAAAGGAGGTGGCAAAAACCAACCAATCAGAGGGACATTTCTAAGCAGATCAGACGCGCTCAAGCTCCAAAAAGATTATCTGATGGAAGCTAAGGCGCGTTTTCTTGCTCTGACCCCCCGCATCATGGCAGGAGAAATTGGAGTCTACAAAGAAGCGGGGGAGCTATTGAAAAGCATCCATTTGAGCAATGCTGTACTGGCTGCCAATGGTATCGACAAACTAATCGATAGGGATTTGGGAACAATAGGAAGTATATTAAAGAAACAATACTATTCGGGTAGAAGTGATGACGGAAAACCCTACGGATTGAGACATCTTTTTATTGAGGTTCAGAATGGATCAGTCAGTGCAGCACAGTTGAGAAATAGATTGTCGATGTATGCGGAGGCGGGGGAAATATCAGGTAGTGTGGTAAAGCAAAATCAAGCCTATTCACAGGGTCTGACAGCCATGAGAAGGATAGATTCCGGTGATGATGCTGAGTGTGAGGATTGCGCTAGATATGCAGCTGCTGGATGGCAACCCATAGGTAATTTGCCTATTCCTAAAACTCAATGCAAATGCAGATCGAATTGCAGATGTAGAGTTATCTACGCACGGCTTGAGGATGTAGCACTAGGTAGTTGATGTGTGCTACAATAGTGTTGATGATTGGTAAGATGATCAACATTATGAACACCAAAAAACAAACAAATAAAAAGAGAAAAGACACGAGTTTATCGAGAATCGACAAATACGTGTCTTTTTTCCGCAAAAACCCCGACAAAAAATACACCGTCAAAGAGATTTTCGATAAATTCCCATTTAACACAGACATGAATCAAGTAAGACTAACTCTAGAAAAAGGAAAAATAAATGGCAAAGTGAAATCAACTATTACTGAGGCGGGGGTAACTTATCATCTGTAGGTTTAGCTATTTATCAATGTTAGTGAATTAGTTGAAATTATCAGAAAAATGGGTTTAAAACCTCGCCCTTCTAGGGCGACTTTACTTTTGTATGCCTTTAGTTTACCATAGTAGATATAGTTTGGTAAGCACAGTGTTAAAAGCCTACAAGTACAGAATCT